TAAAGACCTTATGGAAATGAAGGCAAAACAAGATTACTTAAAAATAACAATAGACTTTCTCAAAGAGTGTATGCAAAACATTACTTGGAGACACCAAACAATTCGTAATACGATTGATTGGAGAAAGTTCATGGCAGGAAGTTAAAATGATATTAGAAAATTATCTATGGACTGGTCAAGGTTTCTTTTCTGAAAACGAAATAACCCAAATACATGCATGTGCAGATAGATTGGATTATCATATTCAAATGGTTGGTCAATCAAATTCTATAGACCCCGATGGTAAAGTTGATACTGATGGTACAGTTAATGAGGAACTTAGACAAGGTCAAGTTAAATGGTTTGTAAATGAAGAATCAACTATGCCTCAGCCTATTATAGACAAATTATATAATGCATTAGAATTGTCAATGGCAGAATCTAATTGGAATTTCAAAATAGATTATAATGAAAACATACAATATACTGTATATGAAGCACAACCCGAAAAGAGGACAGGAGATTTTTATACATGGCATACTGATTCTGGCCCATTAGTATATGATAATGGTATGATGAGAAAAATGAGTATGACTATTCAATTATCAGACCCCGATGAATATGAGGGTGGACATTTTCAGTGGTTAGAACCATATGAACAATTTAACAGATTGACTAAAAATGACACTGTTATCGATATGGATTCATCTATAAGAACTATACCATTCTCTGCAAAACAGAAAGGTAGTGTTGTAGCATTTCCATCATTTGTATATCATCAAGTGACACCAGTCACAAAAGGTACTAGAAAATCATTAGTAGTATGGTTTTGTGGAAAACCCTATGTCTAATACAGTCCGTGTCTCTAAGATAGACGAAGTTTTTTTAAAGGTAGAGTGTCCTGATGATGGTCTTGCAAAAGACTTGTTTGACTTCTTTTCCTTTACAGTTCCAAATGCAAAGTTCATGCCTTCTTACCGAAACAAATGGTGGGATGGTAAAGTTCGTTTGTTCTCAATTAAAACAAGAAAGATATACATAGGATTACTTCCTTACATAGATGAGTTCTGCAAAGAACGAGGATATGATTTTGAAGGTGTTGAAGATGTCATTGGTGTTAAACAGAGAGAGAAATGCAGTGAGTCATGGTTAGCAGATTTAGACCTACCTTTTCCTCCAAGAGATTACCAGTTAGATGCATTCAATACTGCAGTTCAATATGGTAGACAATTATTACTATCCCCAACTGCAAGTGGTAAGTCGTTAATCATATATCTACTTGCACGATACTATGATGTTAAAACAGTTATTATAGTTCCTACCACTTCACTAGTGGAACAGATGACAAAAGATTTTGAAGAGTATGGATACAAGGAGAAGGTCTGTAAGATATATCACGGTCAAGAAGTGTTTGATGCACCAATAACAATCACCACATGGCAATCATTCGCAAAAGCACCAAAGGAGGTGTTAAGTTCTTTTGATATGGTTGTCGGTGATGAAGCACATTTATTTAAAGCAGATGTCCTTAAAGGAATCTTAGAGAAGATGAAAAAAACTGCAATAAGATTTGGAACTACTGGAACACTTGATGGTTCAGAGGTTCATAGATTACAACTCGAAGGTTTGTTCGGCCCAGTCAAAAAAGTTATATCAACTAAAGATTTAATGGAAGATGGAACTATTGCAAATCTTTCAATTGATTGTATCATACTTCGTCATACTAAACAGAAGAAAGGAAACTACCAAGAAGAGATGGACTACTTGGTCAGCAATGATAGTAGGAACGAATTTATATGTAATCTTGTATATTCACTTAAAGGAAATACATTAGTCTTGTTTCAATATGTAGAGAAACATGGTGCAGTCTTACATGGTAAAATGTTTAAGAGACTTGATGATAAACTACACTATGTTTACGGTGGAACAGATGTGACTGATAGAGAAGAGGTGAGAACAATCGTAGAGAAAGCAGAAGATAATGTTATTCTTGCATCATACGGAACATTCTCAACTGGTGTTAACATTAAAAAGATTGACAATGTAGTCTTTGCATCCCCATCTAAATCAAGGATAAGAAATCTACAGTCTATTGGTAGGGGTCTTCGTAAGACTGAAGGCAAAACTGAAATGAGATTATTTGATATTGCAGATGATTTACAATGCAATAACTACACACTTAACCACCTTAAAGAAAGAATAAATATCTATAACGAAGAAGGTTTCAAATACGAAATTAAACAATTCAATCTATGAGATACGAAGTAATAAAAATAATAACAGGTGCTGAGATTTGTGGTATGGTCGAAGAGGTGGGAGACACCTTAAGGATTACTGCACCAATGATATGTCAACTTTCAAGACTGGATTTAACTAATACTCTTGCAACCTTTATACCTTACACACCTGTAAGTGCAGATTCAATGATTACCTTAGATACTGAACATGTTCTACATAGAAGTAAAATGAGTGAACAATACATTCCCTTTTATGATGAAGCATCTTCTAAATGGTTAACCCTTGTTGAAACCGAGTCAATCCCTTTGACCAACAAGATGCCAAAGATGGAATACATCAAAGACACCATCAACAAATTAGTTGCAGGGATGTCAGATGAAGAATTAGATAAACTGGAAGAGGAACAATTTTTAGAAGAAGATTCTCTTCTTGCACCAACCGACCCTAAGAAAATTCATTAGGATTTTAGTTTGTCTAAATATGTGCGTATAACATAGATTTATATCATATTATACAAATAACTTATAACTTAACTTTAGGAAAAACCATGACCACAGCAACTTTATTTGCGAAGAGCATGGTGCGAAAAGTTAGAGAAGTTAATCATGTCATTCGTCCAACAAAACGAAAACTGATTGACACTATCGAATTTCTAGTGCTGATGACTCTTCCGTTCTTACTACCATTCATTACGATGTATTATGCATCATCTATGAGTTTGTTTTAATGAACACTAAACTTAGAGATACCTTGGAGATAACCACACTTGTGGCCATCTTCATGGTTTCCGTCATATCAATAACAGGAATATCATAATGTTCGTTCCTTGGTTCACAAAACCTGAAACAGAAAAGAAAGTATTACAAATCGTAAATCTCTCTCCTAATGAATCTTGGATTGAGAAAATTGTTGACGTTCACCCAATGAAACAAGTTGCAATTATGTCAGTCGTGCAAGTCCTCGTTTTCGGTTTTATGTTGTTGTCTTTTTGGACAATAAATCAATTCGTATGAAACACTATATAGTATATATAGTTTTAGGATGGTGCATGTTTGAACTTGCTGTTGGTGATATCGATAGAATGAGTCGTGCAATTAATAGTCCTGCAAAGAGTAGAGTTATAACCTACACTTAATCCCTTATTATAGTATATCCCCTCGGGACATATTAATAATATCATATGATTTCAAATTCTACAAGAGGTTTTTTGAAAAAAGTTTAATTATTTTATTTTAAAAACCCTCTAGTAAAACTAAGAATTATCCGTATAATAGAGGTATGACAACAAAAAAAGACCCCAAAAAAGCAGTCCATTACGTATCAAACAAAGACTTCACAGCTGCAGTTGCAGATTATGTGAATCAGATACAAGTCAATCTTTCTGAAGGAAAAGAAGCACCACAAATGTCAGAGTACATAGGAGAGTGTATCTATAAAATTGCAACTCGATTATCTACAAGACCAAATTTCATAAACTATACTTATAGAGACGAAATGATTTGTGATGCAATTGAAAACTGCATTCAATATATTGGGAATTTCAAAGTCGAAAAATCAAACAATGCATTCGCATATGTCACTCAAATTTGTTATTATGCCTTTTTAAGAAGAATACAGAAAGAAAAGAAACAGGTTTATATCAAACAAAAGTCAACAATAGAATCTGCATTAACATTAGATTCATTTACAACTATAGATGGCATTCATGACCCAACCCTTATCAACACAAATGTTGAATGGATGAATGAGAATATGAATCATGTCGAGTATAAACCTCGTAAATCTAAAAGAGTATCAACAAAAAATAATTTAGAAACCAACTTCTCAGAAGAAGAGGAATAATTGAAAATAGCAATCTTAAATGACACCCATGCAGGTGTTAGGTCGGATATGTTAGAGATGGCAAAATATCAAGGTCGTTTCTATGAGGAAATATTTTTTCCATATCTAGATGAACATGATATCAAACAAGTGATTCACTTGGGAGATTACTTTGATAGAAGAAAGTATGTAAACTTTTCCAGTCTACATGCTAATCGTAAACA